TGCAAGCACACTTGTTTAAAAGAGAGTTTTCTTTTTTGCGCTCTAACTTTAATGCAAGCGGCGACGGCATACATGCCGCCCTTACCATCCCCGCGAGCTTCCGCGAGGATGGTTTGGGCGACTATGCGCTGTTCACTACTACCTTTTGACTGAATGGCAGAAAAGAGAAACAAGAGAGCGACAGTGATGAGTGATATAAAATTCATTGTTTTACTTGGCTTGGGTGATCCCATCGGCGGGATGGCACTGGTCGAACTTGTGCATCAGGCCCGAGTGAACCATGCTCTGCTTAAACCTTGGGTTGATGCCGTTAACACGGGCTTCCGAAAGGTGCAGCCGCAGCCGCATCACTTTTTCAAAGATGTCTTCGCACACACCGCGAAAGTCCGCGATGTCGCGCCTTTCTTCTACAGCTGCTTTGCACTCCACTAAGACGCAAGCGAAAGTGTGAGCGTTGAGATTGTGAGCGGCATCACAAGACGCGGCCCAACCCATGCTGCCCGAGCGACAGTTGCGGAGAACGTCAACGATGTATGAGTAGATTACTGCTGGTTTCATTGTGGTAGTATTATATCAGAGATTGAGGAAAGCGGAAGCTTTATTTTTCTTTTTTATTCCAACCAAGGGGCTTCCAGTGGTTGTAATCAACTTTTCCCTCCGTGCGGAGGATTTCGAAGAGACTTTTGTTCCCGTGGGGACGGGGAACGAAAACCTTGCGGGTGCTTTTCTTAACTGTCATAAGGGTATTCTATCAGAGATTTCGGGGAATTGCAAGCTTTATTTTACCTTTTCTTGCATTTTCGGGGAGAGAGCGGAAGGCCAAGGGAAGTAAGGCTTAAGCGCGGGGAGATTCTCCACCTCGCTGTGGAGTTGGCTAGCCAAAGCGTTTTGGGTCCACTCATCGAACTTGCCGCTGGTAGCCGCAGCGGAAACACGGGAAGCAACCAAGTCGATTGCGTCGTGCCTGACAGCGGGGAACTTGCGGATAAGGGTAGCGACAAGAAGCTCGCCATCTTCGTTGGCGAAACGAGGAGCGAGCCGCAAAGCGGTGAGGATTACAGAAGCGATTTGACGCATGGTGGAAGTAGTAGTAGAGTTTCTCTCAGTCATAAAAGTATTATAGCAGAAAACGGTCGAAAAACAAGCTTTCTTTTCGTCTATTTCGCTTTTTTTTTCTTTCTTTTTCTTTTCTTTTCGCTTGACACGTAAGTCGTTGTGGCTCAACGAGTTACGATTTTGGAAGCTGGGCATGGGTGGCATCCGTCCGTGCGCCCATCTGGCCTGATGGTTAAGCTATCTTAAGCTTTTTGCAGTCGTAAGTCATTGAGTATCAACGAGTTACGGGGGCGCGGGGGGTCCTCGTCCGTAACTCCTTGACGCTCAACGAGTTACAGACGTTAGACTGAGGTTACTGTTGAAGCTGTTAGATTCTGTTAGACCTGTTAGAGCCTGTTAGATCTTGGGCTAGCACGACCAGTTGGCCGTGCTGCCAGTAGTCACACGGTAGGCACTTGGCTAGCCTCTTCCATAGCCAATCGGCTAGTTCTTTGTCTGTCGTCATAGCTGTTAGATTCTGTTAGACCTTGGTCTTGTATGCATACTCCGATGAAGTGGGGTCGAGAACCTCACGCTTCAAGGGGACTTCATCGTTGCGCTTCTTGGTGGGAGCGGGACGCATCTCGGTAGAGATGAGGGTGTCCACGATTGCTTGGTCCTTGATCTTAGACCGCGCACCTTCGTGCATACCCATGATGTCTAAGAGTATGCCAGCCGATTGCTTGTCGGTGATGTTGAGGCGAGCAACGAGGAGTTTAAGTTCGAAGCGTTGCGCGTCAGCAGCATTGCGTTCGATGCGAAGCTCGCGAGTGGAGCATGACAGGGACATGGTGAGGTCGTTCATAGTGATAGTGGTGTTTTAGGTGTAGAGAATTTCGGATATGACTTTAATGTCATCTTCAAGAGCCTTTTCCATAGTGCTTCCAAGCGACCTGAAAAGGGTGGCACTCCCAGATGACGCTGCCCACCTCGCGTGGGCTTCGCAAGCACCACTGAGAACTCTCATTTCAAGGCGCAAGCTCATGTGTGCATCTTTGAGTTGGTTAATCTTTTCCTGATCTGTCATGGTAGTAGTATAGCAGAGATTAAGGGGGAGCGCAAGCTTTCTTTTTGTTTCTTTTAGTCGATCCGCGCAGCGGTCAACTCATGGTCGCCACCGTCTTCATCGGTAACCCAAATGGTCTTGCCAACCACTTCTTCGATCATACCCCAAGTGCCACCGTTGAAGGTGATCTCTTGACCGCTCTTGAACTCGGCCAAGCCTTCGATCTCAGCAAGGAGGCTTTCAAGGAACATCTTACGATCAAGCCTGTCATGGCCTTGACGAGCGAGAGCGCAAGCACGGGTAACGATTAAGGTCACCACATCAAGGCGAGCAGTTGGGAACTCAGCAACGAGATGATCAAACAGCAACTCGCTGTCTTCGTTAGCAAAACGGGGGGAGAGCAGCAAAGCGGTCTCTATCATTTGGGTATTCATAGTAGTAGTAGTGGTAGGGGTAAGGATTGTGTTTCTCTCAGTCATGGGAATAGTATAGCAGAATTTCGGATAAAAGCAAGCTTTATTTCAATTTTTTGTGGTCATCGAGAGCTTTCTGGATTTTCTCAGCCACAGCTGGGATATCAGAGAAAAGACCCGTGAGGTAGCTCAAGTTATCGCGGAGATGCCATGCGGCATTCTGCTCGCGATGGAACTGGTCGAACTGCTCGCGGGAGATGGTGATGGTTTTGGTTGTCTCAGTCATAGGAACAGTATAGCAGAATTCTGGGTAAAAGCAAGCTTTATTTCGATTTATTTTGGTGCTTGATTTCATCCTCGATGTTGGACTCATGCCAGACATGACCGCCAGCATCTTCGAAGAGATCGCCACCGATAGGGAACATTTCGTTCTCTTCAAGGAAGGCATCGAATTGTGCCTTGGCGATCAAGGCATCGAGATTGTGAGCGGTCACAGGTGTAACGGCTGCGAGGAGAGCGGAGGTAGTTAGTTTCGTTTCAGTCATGCAAGCAGTATAGCAGAAACCGTGAGAAACACAAGAAAAAAGATGCATTTTTAACAGTTTTTTTTCCTAATTAAAAGCTTGACAAAACCACCCCCCCCCGTTTCTGAAAAATTTTAAGAGGTTTTGCGCGTGATATACGGGGGGGGAGTGTTTCCTCAATCTGTCAATGGGATTACGCCCCCCTATTTCTCCTGACGGGATTGCGGGGGATGTGAGGTTATATTTATTGTTTAAAAAAAATAATCCCCCTATATAATAAAAAAGTGTTAGACGTTGTTACGCGGTTTGTTCCATTGTTGGCGGGGTTGATGTATGCGTTTGTTGGGTTGGCGTATATTCTGAAGAAGGAATATGGGTGGGGCGTGGTATGGATATCTTATGCTACGGCGAATTTTGGGTTAATGGTCGTGGGGAACCAGTAAACAGGTGTAATATGAGCAAATGAGTTTGATATACTCCAACACCCCAATTTACATTGGGCAACCAAACACATCTGATGTGAACACGGGGTTCACGGGTGCGATAGATTACATTCCTGCTCTCAGCTCTGATATAAGTCTTCAGACATCCTATAACCCCAAAAGAAACTTGGGTGACGATGTGGTTACAAGCGATCAATTCACTTTTGATGCCGCTCTCGCCTCGACCATATCCATCGAGTCGTTGATTCAAGAGGGTCTCAGTGAGGGTTTTAGGTATTTAAGCGGAACGACGAGCGTTCAGGAAGCTTTTGTCCCTATTAAGATCGGCGAAAACCTATATCAAAAATGTTATCCTACGGATATTAGTATAAGTGTCGAGCCTTTTGTCCCAGTGAAGATAAGAGCAAATTTTGTTTGTTTAGACCCCCCTGTGGGGACAAACATTTCAGGAGACAGTAAAACTATCTATGAGACTAGCGGTATTCCAATTAGTGGTGATTCGATTGTTTATGGTCATACCTGTAGCGTGACAAATATGGCAGAGGCTGTGGGGAGCGTCCAATCCCGAGTGAGCTTCACAAGGAGCTATAATCGCAGCCCCGTTTATAATTTGGGTTCCATTAATGCCTCTAGTATGCTTTTGGATGGCATCGAGGAAGAGCTGTCTATTACATCTACTGGGTTAGGTAGCTTGATTGATTTAAGCGGTCAATTACTTGCGGGATCGATTGGTGTCTCTTTAGAGAATACGGAAGAAAGTTTTGATAATGGAGCGTTATATCAAATAATGACAATGGCCGCAGGATCGAGGGTTATTAACCAAGGTTATGGGGTTGTGGGGGGAGAAACCGTAAAAACAAGCGTGACATTAAATCAAATTAAACTGTGATTTACGTGTAAATAAACACAATGGCTCGCAAAGACTCGTCTAATATTGAGTTAACACCGCATTTTCATCACTCCATCAAATTTAAAGAGAGAAAATTTAAATTTACCCCAAAACAAAAGAAATTCCTTAGCACTCTTTTAAATCCTACGGTTAAAGTTCTTTTTGTTTCAGGACCAGCGGGGTCAAGTAAAACTTATATGTCTCTTTACGGGTGTTTGCGGCTTTTGGCCGAAGACCCCCAAAAAGAATTGTTATACGTGAGGAGTATCGCAGAAAGTGCGGACAAGGGGTTGGGAAGCCTCCCAGGAGATATAACGGAGAAGTTCGATCCTTTTTCGATGCCCTTATATGATAAGTTGGATGAGATAGTCTTTGAGGGTGATACCGCCTTTCTCAAACAGCAGGGGCGCGTTTCAGCGATCCCTATAAACTTTCTCCGTGGAGCGAACTGGAACAATAAGCTAATTGTAGCAGATGAAGCCCAAAACTTTACCTTTAAAGAGATAACCACCTTAATTACCCGCATCGGGGAGGACAGCAAGTTGCTTATCTGTGGAGACTTCATGCAAAGCGATATTAATGGTAAAACAGGCTTCTCTGAGATGTTTGATTTATTTGGGGACGAAGACTCTATAGAAAATGGAATTCATTCCTTTAGGTTCAATCGGAATGACATTGTTCGTAGTAAAATTTTAAAATTTATCATTTCTAAATTAGAAACATACAAACCTGTGTAATATTATATGTATATAACCAAGAGCGAACGTCAACGCGACAGCGGCGAACAGCTTAAATATTCACAGGACTAGGATCTTGTTTATTTTAGAAATACCCCGAATTTAATATATAAATATATAATGAACCATCTATTTTGTCATGGCTGTGGGAGTAAGCTTTCTTATAATCTTGCTAAACCAAATTTTTGTGGTAAGTGCGGACAATCATTGAACGGGAGCGTGACAGCCAGTGTAGCTGAAGAAAAATCAGTGGTTATATCACAAGATGAAACAGATGCGTCGTCGGTTCCTCATATTGACGACTTCCAGATCGAATACGACACAGAACAAGCTGCTGTGACTTTAGGTTCATTAGTCGGGGAGCAAACTGCGCCTGATCAGAAAAAGAGAAGAGAGCCCCTCTCGGTTAATGAATTTGTTGATGAAAAGAAAAAAGAAAGGTGAATACACCTACGAGGATTTTTCGGACATCATAGATGAGGCAATCCAAAAGCAGAAGTATAGGTGGAGGCTGAATGCTGTTAGGTGGTTTGACTTCGAAGACGTATCGCAGATAATAAAATTACACATATCCAAAAAATGGCACATGTGGGACCAAAGGCGTCCGCTTGAACCGTGGATAGGACGCATCATCTCTAATCAAATACGGAACCTTATTAGGAACCATTATGGGAACTATGTAAAACCCTGCATTAATTGTGAATTTGCCGTGGGGGAAGCTTGTTCTATAACCCCGATGAAAAAACAAGACACTACCTGCACTCTTTACGCTAAGTGGTTAAAATCCAAAAAATCA